GTTTGTTGTGTCGATGCTCCAACTATTACCTGGACCATGATCATACCATTTGTGGTTATGATTCATCTCATCTTGAGCTAACTCGTGTCCGGTGTACCCGCGCTTATCTCCTACAGCAAATAGCTCCTGAATGGCAACAGCATTTGTGAATCCTGAATATGTTTCCACCGAACCTTCAGAGAATGGACAGGTGATAGTGTCGTTACTTATAGCTGTAATAGTTCTACTTGAGGAGTTAGGATCATAATATTGCCATCCGGTTATTCCCGATATGGTCACCTTATCGCCAATAGACATAGGATGCTTACCATTTGCTAGACCAGTTACGTCTACAGTAAAGGTCGCAACACTGCCATCATGGCTGCCCTGTGTTATCGATATACCCGTAGTGTCTGCACCTACGATTGCTCTACCTTGTGCGAATGCTTTCCAACTAGCGGAGTTAGTACCAACATTTAAGGTTGTGTATGGATTCTCATCCTTCGTAGTTATGTAAATAGCGCCTACAGGATAAATGGACTCTAATATAGTTTTGAGTGCGGCAGATGTAAGACCATTAGACGTGCCTGATGTGTTCTGGTTACCTGTAGAGTTAACACCCGGTAAGTTTATGCTCGCGCTACCATTAAATGCTACTCCGCCTATGGTTCGGCTAGTAGCTAGTGTTGTGGCTGTAGCTGCATTACCTGTGCATGATCCAGAAGAGCCTGATGTGTTACCCGTGACATTGCCAGTCAAGTTACCTGTGACATTGCCAGTAAGGTTAGAGGTGATGGTGTCTGGCAATAGAGCGTCAGCTATTTTTAAATTGGCGCCAGTGATTTTGCCAACATCATCTCCACTATTATTTATTCTAAGTGATCTAGTTCCCCCAAGAATCTCAAAGTATCCATGGTCTGCGCTAGTTTGTTGTGTCCACTTGGTCGCACCGGCTAGAGAGAATGTTAGAGATGTTGCAGCAGCTCCGTCTATTCTAATATTACCGTCATCTAACAGAAGATTCTTATCAAGAGTTATTGTAGAGCCTTGAGCAGTAATATTATCGACTGTGATCTCATGACCGGATTCTAGAACTATGTCTCCGTTAAGCTTGATGTTACCCGCATTCGTCTCACTGTCTCCCAGTGTGACTCCTTTGTTAGCATGGTCGATTAATGCGTTTGTTCTATCTCTCCAAACTCCGAAAGTTGTGCCGTTAGCAATATCGTCTATGTTATTTGTGCTCATTTCGTCATCTCGTTAACTGTGTTTTGTAGAAGTGTCATTGCGGTCTCTAGCTTACACAATCTAGCTTCTAGACCTTTGATGTATTTATCTTTCGATTTTTGAGCGACTGCCTCCCTATAAGCAGTGGCATCAGTGTTTACTAATCCACCGCTAGACTCTCGTGTATATTCCTGTTGAGTTATCATGTTAGTGCGATAGCTCTATAGTCGTATACATGTGGAAACAAATTAATGTCTGGAGTAACGTTGGGAGTTCCAGCTGCTGATAATTCTCCTGAGGTCATATGTCTCATGACTAGCTTCAACTGAAAAGACATATAGTTAGTCGAGTCAACACTATTCAGGTCATATTCAAACTGTCTATAGTCACGAGTGTTAGCTACATTAGAATATAAATGTGCATCTTTATTTGTCAGCAAAATCCAATCGCTAGGAGACTCGACATTAGTCGGATAAACATATCTAGTATACACGTCCACTATAGTGCCAGGAGGTCTATATGCGCTCAACAACACTTTCATATCATCCGCATATAGTTCATCCTTAAGAACAACTTCTTTAGTTATCCAATTCGAGGATGTCGCTGCCGAATTTGTTATGTCATACTTATATACATTAAGCATTGATAGATCAAAATCTATGATCGGTGATGCCGCAGTGTATCCACTATTGCCCATAGATACCTTAATTATAAAGTCTTCAGCCGCGTCTGTTACTGCTCTATTAGAAGCACTCTTAATTGATCTTGCAGAGTTTATAGTATACGTATTGGCGTTTGCCGCTACTGGTCTATCGATACTAGCGCCGTTCATCAATGTTAATTCAGTCGATGTTACATTAGAGTTACTTGTATATATCTGAGGCTGAAAATAAGAAATATTCTCATCGTCTACTGTTGATATGTACGAAAATGCACCAGTATTGTATCCTATAATCTTCTGATTATTATTTCTAACTGTACCACCACCCGCGAGTCCTGTTCCAGAACCTGTCGCTACGAAGGTTTGTCCTACTGTCGGAGTAGATCCTGCTCCTATGCCGTTCCATACGCTAGAGTCTGATCCTACGCTCACGATTGTGTATGTATTTCCAATAGACACGGTCGTTATAGCTACAGGAGCATTGTCGTTGAAATAGTTAGACTGTCTAGCAGAACTTGCGTTTAAGAATAGACTTGTAGGTCGATTCTTATTGTAGTGTGACACTCTACCCGCAGAGCATATGTACGCTGTGCCAGTTGTTCCTGTACCGCTATATGGAGTCTCTAGAGTTATCACTGTGTTAGATCCAGTAGTTATTCCAGTGATCTTAGATAGAAGCTTATTCGTGCCCGATTCAATATAGACATAATCAGTAGACGTGAACGCTGTACTTCCTGTGATCGTGAGAGTCTGTTTAGTGGTACCAGATATTGAGCCGCTGTATGCCGTTGACTTAACTACATAGGCAAGCTCATCATTCTCGAACTGGCCAGTTGTATCTCTGACTGTCAAGAACTCAGGACTATTAGGAACAAGATTTATAAACTCTTCTGTAACAGGATTAGTCACTAGAGTCGAGTCTTGAAAATTGTGTCTCTTTAAGTCAAACTTGATATCTTCGTCTTGATAAGATTTCCATGCACTATCATTAGTAGAAGTGAATAGAACTCCATCGCCCCAATCACTAGTCACAGCCTGATTTAATGTAACATCCGTTCCACCAACTTTACTCGTCCATATTAGGTAGTCTGGAGAGTTTGCATCAGGTAACAATACGAAGCAGTACTCAGATTCTACATTCAGTCTTACGGGATCTTCGAATGTGAACGTGGTCTTTGTAGCAGCAGTATCTGAAACGAATACGTCTGCACTACGAAGATGCTTTCTTCCGAAAGCCACAACATTAGCAGAAGGATATCCATTTGACACTTCACGTATCTCTAGAGTAATGCCAGTGGTCAAGCTCTTAGACTTAAAGAAAACATCTACCTCTTTTATCAAAGCGATATTAGAGTCGTTTGTAGTTGAAGATTGTACCTTAAATGTCTGGGCTATAGGATCGCCAGCTATTCTTCTTCGTACAAGTCTTTCAGTGATATCAATGTCTGTGTCAAAATCTACAGTTCTGGTATTCACATTAAGAGCAGATTTATTGACATTAAAGTTGTATGCTCTATAAGATGCACGAGCATATGAAGTCTTAGCAGAGCCTATAGAAGTGTATGTATCAACATCCGAAACCTCTAATATGTTTTCTCCGACAAAGAATGTGCCTTCTGGTATTTTGAAAACCGCTGTCAATGTTCCATTAGCGTCAGTTCTAACCGCAGCTCCTTTTACACCATTAATCTGTACATCGTTAACGTCATCGCTAGTCGATGATATCATACCAGGGTATACATGAGACGCTATGTCTATTTGCTGAAAGTAGAAGTAGTGTCGTGTGCTAGGTCTTAATCCACCTATGAATATTTTAACTTCTTTGGATCTGACATAAGGCTTCATGTTTATATCTGTCACGAAGTTACCAACACCAGTGGTAAAGCTATTAGTGCTACTGGTCAAAGTAGATGTTGTTACTCGCTGATTTTGCTCATTAAATCGTCGGCGATTTTCAGTAAAGTTTCGACTATCTAATACCTCAACATCTTCTTTTGTTAATGGCATAATTTCTTGAAGATTGTCAACTAGATCCAGTATAGGACCAGCTATATCGATTTCAAAATCTATAGCTGGATTCTGAATCACATCATAGCCAGAATCAAATGGGGGTGAAATGAATGCTTTGCCAGCATAATTGTAGAAGTTAGAAACACAGTTTCTGAAGCTTGTCGCATATGGTTGACTGATTACTGATACGCCATCGGCACTACTCACTGCTATAGTGGCTACGTTTTTCCACTGATTTGCTGTGCTGCCAGATAGATACGTCAAATCGATTGGGAACTGCTTCACTGCAGGACTTACGATTGTTCTAGACTTATCTAGCGAAGCTTTAAACTCAGGATCAATAACTTCGCCGAGTAATAAATCATTAAAGGAGTCTGCTAAGATTCCGTTCTTGAACCTGTCGGTGGCATCAGCACCTTTGATCAGAAGACTTTTAGTGTCTTGCTCAAGTAAACTTAAGCTGACCAAATTTACCATGCTGTCAACTTTTTGTTCAAGTTTACCGATATCTTTCATAGTATAATTGTTTACAGAGATATCCTTAATCTGTATTCTATCTTCGCCAGTAATTCTAGTTACGTTACCAGGAACAAAGATAGTAGTTAATGCAAACTTATCGTCAGTGTTTGGTGCGCTAGGATTTTCACTCTCTGTTCCTTTCAAGATGCTTATGTTCGAATATTCATCAACAATGATTCGATCTACTCTTGATAAGTAGTACTCGTGCGTAGCAGAGATTACGCTATCTACTCCAATAGCTATACCGTTACTAAACGTTACTGCGTCTAATGTAGTTGCTGATCCGGCACCACCTGCTTGTTGTGCATATCCTACTTTAGGTGTTGCGTATGGTCTAAAGTCATAGCAGTTCAACGGACTATAATCTATACCGTCCTTAGCTGTAAACTTTCTAACCAAATTCTTACTGGTAACGCCAGCGTAACTGTCTACTGTTAAATATCCACCAGCACTTGGTGTTGTTCTAGAAAGAACCTTAACATTTATAGTTAGAGCTGATCTAGTGCTAGATATGCTCTCTCCAGACTTCAGCTTAATGTATGATAGATCGTAGAAAGTGTCTTTTTGATTATTTACTAATCTAAACTTACCTGTAACGTCCTTAGGATCATCTCCACCAGTGTTATCTGTGACAGAGATTAACTGTATTGCATTAGGTAGACCAATATTCGCAATTCCTGTGCCCTGATTTAGAGTGGATTTAACAAACACGTCTTGCTCTGCTAACGAATCTTGTGTAGTATTGGTTACTATGGCATCATAGTAGATTATAGAGTTGTCGTCTAAAGCGTTATTGGTGAACTTGATAGTCACTGTTCCATTGCCGTCTATAGTAGGCGCAAGGGCTGGCTTGAGTATTGCGTTAGATTCTATAGCAAATATATTATCTATCTGAGGAAATTCGTTTGCAGTTGCGGCTATAGTGACAACATCATGGCTACTATCACTAGTAGCAGTTGAAGTGATTGTTCGTCTTTCAACCAAATTCACATTAGTGATGCTGGTCATACTAGATTTACCAGCATCAAATATTCTTCTAGCTCTATTTGGATCAAAGAACTTAAATCCGCCAGTAGCGATTACAGTCGTGAGACCAGCGTCAGACCCCAGTTGTCCTATCTGTGTAGGAAGAAGATTCTCCTTACCTGCAACGGTTACTACGCCGTAAATATATATTCGACCTTTAGCGTAAATATCGGCCACGCCATATACGTTACCTGGCGTGACGTTAGATACTGAGCAAGTCGCAATCGTACCACTACCATCTATCAGTCTATACCTAGTTCCGTCAAGATTGAAATTATGCAATACTTGAGCATCAGATGAATCGAACTCTAAATATTGACCATATCCTATGCCAGTGTACTGATTTGTTTTAGTCTGTGTTGTTGTTGTTGGAGAAATAGCAAGCTTTTTAGAAGAAACATTACCTATCTCTCTTCCGAATACGTAGGCTTTACCTGGAGAAACTACAGCATACGATGTAGATCCAATCTGTTCTAGAGACGTGTCTAGTCCATTTGTAACATAGTTGCCAGATTCTTCATAAGTTCTTCTTGCCAATTCTGTCGTGATAGAATTGAATTCTGTTGTGCTTCGTATTCTAGTTGGCTTACCATCTACATATCGAATAAGAGCGAAGAATTCTGTAGGCTCTGACGCTGTTGGATAAGATACCAATGTCGGCACTAGTTGAAGTCTGTCTGCACCTGGAGCATTCTCGTTGTTAAATCCTGAAGCATTGTCTAATAGGCTAGTATCTGCACTAGAGTTGATTAGATTTTCGCTTACAGTGAAACCGACTGAACTTGTTCCAGGCGTATTAGTGTACTTCGATACAACTATAAACTGGTTGTCTACAAATATGAAGTGACCTTTTTGATATATTACGCCTTCTTCACATGATATGCCAAAAGATTTGCCTGCATGTCCTGCGCCTGTATTAACAGTAACACTCTGTACAGTTTCTCCACTAGAGTTTTTAATGTCTAGAATTTCGCCTTGTATAAACTCTTTCACATCACCGGCGGTCGTAGAATCCAGTGCAGTGTTTCTATAGTTTATAAAGAAAGTCTTCAGATTTGGATCTTGAGTTTGGAAGCCATTCTGACCCTTAACTATCTCGGCTTGTATTCCAGAGGTCTGTCCAGTAACAGTGAAAGTGGTCTTAACGCCAGTCTCGTTGTTTATTATCTCGTCAAACAGAGTGGGATCTGAAAAGCCAGCCTGATCATTTAGCTTGATATAATTCAAATCATCACGAGCAGTTAAGTTAATGCCGCTAATGATGGTTCCTTCTTTATAGATATTTGATCCAAACCTCTCGACCTGCTTCTGAAGAATAGTCTGAAGTTGAGTTAGCTCTCTAGCCTGTACCGCTTTTGCCGGTTTAAACAATACTCTATTGAATTGCTTAGTCTCGTCAAAATCGTCGTAGTATGGAGAAACCTTTAAATCTGTATTGATGCCCATGGATTACTCTTTCCTTAAAAGTCAAATATGAACTTTATCTTCTCTTTACGAGTCGCAGTTCTTTCTATAGGATCAAAGTCCATGAAGTGAAGAAGCTCTCCACTAAATTCGTTATATGATCCATAAGTTATGGTGTCAGTTGTATTTATACTATCCGTACTGACATTGGCTGCTGTAAGTGTGGACCTAATCTGTATAGGTCCAATATGTAGCTTGCTCTTGAAGTTACCCTTATAGTCAACTAACCTAACTACAGTGTCGCTCTCAGAGGTAAATGTTGCGCCAACTGTGTTGCCCTCTACAGTCACTATTGCGCCACCACCTGTTGCTGTTACAGTAAAGCCCGTTACGCTAGGTGAGGTGCCTGTAACAGCACTCACTAGATATCTAGTGCCTGACGTGTGTCCCGTGATCGATCCTGTGCCAGTGAACGTACCGTCAACAAGAACTCTATCTCCTACCTTAAGTGTCGCGGCCGCACAAGTAAATTGTCCAGAGGTACCACTAATAGCGACACTATTTAACGTTCCTCCTCCTAAGAGGGATTCGTGTATTCTGGCGACAACAGTCTCTTCTCCTGAAGCACCGGTGAGAGTTGATATAGCCTTGGATACCTTGCCTCGTTTGGTAACATTTGATGCTTTCCATGCAGAAGTCCCACTTGAAGTGAACTTACTTCCAAGTGATGGCACAGAGTCTCCAGAATATCCAGTAGTCCATCCTAATGCTGTCCAGTCGGCTAGTGTCATAGCCAATGTTGTAGGAAGAACTCCGTCGGCAGAGTTTACGCCAAGATCGGTTATGATATACTCTTCTGAGTCTTGTAAATCCCTAACGTCTACAGGCTGAATGTGTTGTGTGACAAAGTGATTTACAGGATAGCTGGTAGCCTTTGATAGCCCTACGAACGTTAACGATGCTCTATTATCAAAAGAAGTAGGAGTGGAGCTGTTTATAAATGTAGGATTTTTTATAAGTCCAACCTTAGTGTAATAGTTAGAATCTGGCACTGTAGTAGACTCACCGTTAAAGTCTGTGAGTATAGCAAGTCTACTCATGGCCATTTCTGATATGGGATTAAATCCATGGCCGCCAGTAGGCGACACTACTGCCCTTAGAGCAGTGAGTCCAGGAACAGTTATGATTTCAGGATAAATCACCTCGGCACTAGCGAATTTATAGTTTGATCCTCTTTCAGCGAATGCTACCTTAGATAATGTACCTAACGCATCTATGATTCCGTATGCCAAACAAGGAGTTCCTGAAAGATCGCTATTGCTAACGTTTATTTTGATAACTAGCTGACACTGTTTGCCTGTAGCTCCTGCGCCCTGAATTGTGTCTGTAGTCTCTAATGCAACACTTATCGTATCGGCTGACGGAGTACTTGATGTGACCACATCATATAATTTTCCGTTAGAAGACCTTAAATACATTCCCTTATACGCATTACTAGCCTGAGCTAGAATTCGACCAGTTTTAGGAGTTATACTAACGACGACATCTTTAAATCTACCATCAGTTCTTGCAACCTCTGATACCAGAGTTACATCTGATCCATTTTCCGCACCCGTTGCTTGTCCAAATAAGAACTGGTTAAATTGTGCAGATGGAGTTTGCTCTACTATTATCTGAGAGATTTCTTCTTTAGCAGAAGAGATAACGTCAGTGTTTCCATAATCTGGATAAGGCAAAGGTAAACTATCAACAGTCTTGTATACCAATGCATCAGAGTCAGATACAGTGAAAAGATATTTCCATACGTATCCGTCACTGCTAGTGATAGAGATATATGTTGTTAAATCTATATTAGAGAATGTAGGCTGAACGGTTGATGCAGTGCCGTTATTATTATCTAAACACTTATAGATATAATAATTTCCTTGATCGTCCTTTACAGTCACTATACTATTGGCGACTGCGATATCTTGCACATCATCATAATCGTCGTATATGGTACCTGTCGTCCAGCTATTCTCGTAGAACATATATCTAACGTCTGCGACATCGACTTTATTTCCAAACACCACCCGTCTCTGAAAGTCTCGCTTCTCTTTTTGCGTATTGACTATGCCGGCTGTCTTATCAATTGACGATGCCATTATGTAATAGTTTGCTTCTGGTCTAAGAGCATTTAACTGGTCGTCAACGAATCCTCTGATCGCAGTCGTATCATCAGCACCTAATCCTAGGCTAGCTGAGGTATTGTAGCTGCCCAAGAGCGTGGTGAAGTTTTCTCCCAAAGAAGCATTGAGATTCTTGAACGAAGTAAACAGCTCGTTCGTGTTCTCAATCCTAAAATTTTCTGTTATTACTTTTGCCATTTTTAATCTCTTATTAGGTAATCGCTACTGTTCTCTGTGCTTTCGTTGTTGGTCCAATTATGTAAGGATAACTAGGACTTCCGTCACCTTTTGTGCTGATAAAGTATGCGTATGTTCCGTTGGGATAATCTGGAGTAACACAATATCTTCCGTTATGCTCGTCTAAAGATCCTAGATTAGCCACATATTCATAGTCTTGTATAAAGGATCCATTACTCTGCTGTGCAAAGCTAAACACTCTACCAGATGAGACCTGAGTCTTCAGTACATAAGAGCTTGTCATAGAAACAACAGATCCCTTAACAGTAGGTGTCGCATATCCTTTAGGTCCATATATTGGATAACCATCAAAGGATATACCAACAATCTTAGAGTGCCCATCTGCATGAGTTAGACCAGAAGTATAATATGTCGAGCTGGCTGTGAATACGCTATCCCATCCAGAAGACAAGAACTTACCAGATCTATACGTGTATATATCTGTGCTAGTATCGCTATTATCTATGGGCTTGGCATCACACGGATCTAGGTTAAAGTCTTCGTTTTTATGTACTACGTCCCAGTTGAATCCTAAAGGAGCATTGGCTACTGGACTACTTCCAAACAAGCCAATGTCTCTAGTAAATGGTGGCATTATCAGCACACCATTAGATGTGATGCCTACCGCATGTGAAAGTAAAACGCTTAATGTCTCGGGAGATGAATGTTGCACTCCATAGGTCAGTCCTGTTGGAGTGCCTGCTGTGGTCGTTAGTGCAGAGCCTGCTGATGTAGTTAGCGTAAAGCCTGTTACGTTAGGCGAGGTGCCTGTGACTGCATTCACTAGCCCTATGCCAGGAGAATAGTTATTGATCGATCCTGAGCCACCAAATGTGCCGCTAATCGTTACTATGTCGCCTACCTTAAGTGTCGCGGCTGAACAACTAAATTGTCCAGTGGTACCACTAATAGAAACTCCAGTGAGATTTGTTCCTGGTACATATGATATAGGCGCAGTCACATCTTGAGGACTATCTACGACACCATTGCCTCCCAGATAGCTTATTGTATACGTTTTACTGACATCGCCAGATATACTTCTACTATCAGAAAATGTTCTGGCTGTACTACCATTATTCACCAAGTTATCTCCAGCTTTAGCCGGAAAGGGATCATGGTCGGTAGTAAATATAAGTGTAGACATATTCTTTCCTTAACTCACTGTTTCAATGTATGCTGGAAGTTCTCCAACTATAGGAGCGCCCTCTGACCATATTTTCCATTGGAAATAGGCATTAGGAAACGTCTCGCCGCTAGTGTCAAGTGTTGAAGGATCAAGTATAAAGACCAGAGCGACCATAGTTATATTACTTCTATTTATCTGTGTATTTTTGATGTCTATTGATGCGGACAAAGCTTGTTCGGGATTAGTAGAACTGTAAGCAGGAAGAGTAATTGTGGCAGACCTAGCAGTTGTTATGCCATCAGTCGCTTCAATAGCAAATCTGAATCCAGAAGTTTGATCTCTACTACTGATATTAACAGCAAGAGTATCATATCCAATCCAATTATTTCTAGAAGATAGATTGATGTAAACTTTATCTTCAAGTACCTCGGTACCCTCGTGTGAGTCGTCTTTGAAGCGAGTGGTACCAACTATAGTGTTATACTTATTCGATATATCATATGCAGTAAGAACTGGATAAGGTATAAGCACTTCGCTTGCAGACTCATTATCCGCAGCAGATTTTCTGGTGCTTATAGATGCATTATCTGTAACGCCAATCTCATACGCAGAATCAAGCTCAACTTTACTCATGAATCTAGTCTTGAGCGTGGAGTTTGGAGAAAGTACGTCTCCAGCTAATAACACATCATCGACAGTTGTCTCAAAAGGATTTTGTCTACTTCCTACAGGAATATACGTTATGCCGGTTGTTGTTCCGGTAGTGGTTGTCAGTGTTGTAGTAAAATCAAGGATGTCATACAACTTAATGCCTGTCTGATGACCACTACCGTCAAACACAGCAGAACCGCCCCAATATAACTTACCGCTCTCAAATGTTAGCCCGTCAGTGTTTCCTGTGGCAGTTACTAGAGACACATCATAAGTTGATGCTGTCCATTGGCCTGCTATAGCATTTCTAGCCTCGACTAGAGTGAATTCCGTGACGTTAGAAGCGGTTCCTGTAACAGAGGATACTTTATATATGCCTGCTTCACCTCCCAATGCTCCATTACCTGAAGTTCCGTCAAATGTACCTGTCACACTGATTATTTGGTTTACAGTGAGTGTGGTTGCATCACACGTAAATTGTCCAGAGGTACCACTAATAGCAACTCCGCTTAGTACTGCTCCAGTGTAACCTGTTATAGTGCCATTTCCTCCACCAACAGCTAATGCGCCTACAAGGGCATGAGCATATACTGTGCCATCGCCGATAAGGTTAAATGCATCAAAGGTGATGTCTCCAGTAGTGCTTGCTATGGCAACATTTGAGCCATATGAATTTACGCCAGAAGCATTGGGCGCACCCAAGAATACTGGACTAGACTGCGTTTCAAATATGAATGGCTTAACATAGAATGATTCCATACTAGCATCTAACTCGACATCGAAGTTGTTTACTGCACTTACAAGAGAAGAGCTAAAGAGTTTTGTTCCTGCTACGCCTATAGTCTCTTTAATAAGTCCTTCGTATCTATTCTGCTGTACTGAAGAAGATATGTCATACGAGTATTCTTGGTAGTAATCGTTATCGTGTATTCTCTTATTTTTGTCGCTTATGAAAGATGATGATGTCTTCCATGTTCCTTCAGTAGATCCTGTTCCTAGTACTCTCACGTTTGCAGTCGCAACTACGTTTCCGTAAGAAGAGCTTCCTATCTCGTCGCACACAATATTCACTGTCTCGCCGTCAGTGAATCTATAGCCGGTGTTCTCTAATTTAATGTCTTTAATTTGACCAGTACCATAACTAGCTTGACCACTTATAACAGCGTTGCCGCCCATGGGAAGCGAGTTTGCGTCACGAGTACTACCAGTCACATCAACGAGTAATCCATTGAAGTTAATCTGCTTAGAGTCGTCGAAGTCATAAAAGCTTAACTGACGGAAGTAGAAGTCGTTACCTACTCTCTTGACGAACTTAGCCTTTGCTGTATACGCTATCGTATTACCTTCGGATTGAGTGAGAGTAGGCTCACTCGCATAATTACCAGTGCTATTTGATACTATGATCGACGTAATATCGACATTGGCTATATTTTCAACTCTTCTTGCCTGTGTTATCTGGTCGTTAATACTGAATGATAGATTAACAGTACTTGGAAAGTTAAAGATGATATCTTTCTTATTGAACTTTAATATGCTAGAATTTTCTATATTGGAGTATACGTCATTCTCGTAGTCTATGCCACCAGGCACTAATGTAAGCGAGTCGATTGTACCTATAGTGAATGTGATTGGTGTGAATGCGTCACCTAATGTAGTGCCTATATTCTCAGCACCAGATCCACTCATTCCATAGTCATCATCCCCGCCGAAGTTATCGCCTGCATTGCCTATAGTACCTGCATTCAATACTACTGACTCAAAGTCCCCAACTTGATCTGTGATTAGTGTCACAGTTTCACTGTTAGTAATCGAAGATAGTGTATAGCTAGATGATACATTGTATGCAGAGGTGGTTAAGAAAGTTACTGTCTTACTCGGATCGTGATTAACAATGAACTGAGACTGTGTACCTGAAGTCAATGTAACGAAGTCGTCATAGACTCCTTGTTGAGGTAACAGAACTGATTCGATGAATTCTATCTTACTCGCAGTAAGTACTCCTGCGTTGTACGATGATCCTGCTGCATAGAGCATATATTCAGTCAATGCTAAGAAGTCGTCGTTATCTATGTTCGTGTCGGCATCAATGTCACCAATCTTTCTTGCGCTATATACGCCGTCGATTGTAAGTGTGCTCTTATATATCTTACTAACTTCGCTCAATATAGGAGCTGATCCAAGAACAGCTCTATTCAACTCAGTGAGAAGAATATTATTATCGTTGCCTGTATATGTCTTAGCCAGCTCGACAATTCTATCAGCATTATTCATTGTCTTGATATACAACAAAGGATGTACATAAGCAATGACGACAGCAGAACCTTTCATTCCGCTTGCGACTGCTGTAGCACCAGTAGCTGTAGTTACGATATTCGTTCCATAAGCGTTGATTATATCGCCAGTCTTAATCGCTTGAGTATTATCAGACTTGACAATCAATACTTGATTACTGATACCGACATCGTTTGAGGCAGAAAATGTTACGGGATCAGCATAGCCAAATCCACCATCAGCGATCTCGTAGTTTATAGATCCAGTCTCTGCTGTAGACGTAGCAGTAACAAATGCTGATGCATCAATACCAGACTGAGTAGATACGACTTTTACTTTGTCGCCTATCTTCTGATCAGGCTGTCTACCCAGACGACTAACAGATATAGAACTCAAGCTGCCTTGAATTAGCTTACCGATCAATGAGTCTACAGTAGCTCTTGTTCTTGTAAGACCGTCATCTGATATAAAGCTGCCGGATATGTTTGAGAGATATATAATAGGCGATAGTGCGCCCGAGAAGTTAACGAAGATTATCTCGTCAACAAATGCTGAAGCAAGCGATACATTACCCGTTAGCTTATCGCCTTTCTGTATAGGATAGTTGTCTATCGTATATACAGGCAACATCTCAAGATACGTATCGCCACCGAATACAGAATCAGACGGCTTTAATATTGCTGTGCTAGGATAGAATACGTCGATATCTTCATCAAAGAATAGTCTGAATAGAAGTCTCAGAGACTCCTCAGAACCCTTTCTCTTGTATAAGTCAGAGATATGCTTTATAATGAAACGAGTATCGACAACAGTATCGATAGGCAAATCAGCAAGATACTTCTTCTTATAGTAAACAAGAAAAGTTGTCAACGTAGTATCGATATCTTTTAGCTTAGGAATATCTCTATCATTCGTCGCATCAAAATGTGTGTAGTATGCTGTAATAAAGTCTACAAGAAAGCTGCCCTCTTCCCGATATATACTAGGAAACTGAGAAGCTATATCTGAGTAGATGTTATCATTTATTGTAAGACTCATATATTAGACTACCAATGGTGTTGCTGTTACTGTGACATCTTCTGCTCTAATCGTAATGATACGATCTTTAGGTGGCTTGACATCTTTATTAACACTGCTTACAGTGAACTTGATAGCCTTTCCTACGTAAGAACTCACATTCAAGTTGATTAATCTTACAGCGCCGGTAGTATAGTTTATAGTGCCGACAGATGATTTAAACACAGTAGGAACATCACTGTTATCTGTAACAAGCATTAAATTGCCAATACCGTCATCTTGTATAATCACGGGCGTGCTATCTACTGTGAACTGCGAGCTTCTCAGAGCAGAGACAAACGATGTGAATCCTGTAATAGCATCAAATGCATACGGCTGTACTAACGCAGTCTCAAACGTGAACGATGGGCTACTTGCTATATCTAGAGCCGGGACATATTCGATAATGGGCTTCGCTATAATGTCACTACTAACAATCGATATATCTAGAGCATCAAGATAGGCTCCAAGCTTAGATTGACGAAGTGTCTTATTGAAGTCATTGAGATTAGTATCTTGAAAAGC